TCGACATTCAACTCGTCTTCTATCGCGGCCACGATGAATGCACCGCGTCGCGCTGGCAGTCTGACGCTCGAGCGCTCGCCGCAGCGATGCAGCGCGTGAGCTGCATGGCCGGCCATACCCAGATCCGAAGAGTGCTCAACCACGCACGGAGAGAGAGCACCAAGCAGAAAGTCAATGCGCTTGTTCTGATTTCCGACGCCTGCGAGGAACGTCCAGCTGACCTTTATAACGCGGCGCGCGAGCTCTGTGATGTACCCGTCTTTATGTTCCCGGAAGGCGACGATGAGCATGTCGGTGGAATCTATGCCGAGGTCGCCCAGCTCAGCGGTGGAGCTCATTCTCGCTTCGATAGCGGTTCGGTACAGCGCCTGGCGGACCTGTTGAAGGCGGTTGCCGCGTTTGCCGCCGGCGGCGTGAAGGCGCTGTCAGCGCAGAAGAGCGAAGCGGCACGACTGCTTCTCACCCAGATCAAGAAGTGAGAGGGAGCTCATATGCAAATCATCTTGGCTGACGAAAGACTGCGCGAGCGCCGGGGCGCCAAGGTCCTCATTGTTGGGCCAACAGGTGTCGGCAAGACATCACTGCTGCGCACCCTGGATCCCGCCAAGACGCTGTTCATCGATGTCGAGGCTGGGGATTTGGCTGTGCTCGATCTGCCGGTCGCCACCATTCGCATTGACGACTGGCCAACGGCGCGCGATGTCGCCTGCCGCATTGGCGGCGCCAACAAAAGCTTCCCGCCAACTGCCGCTTATTCGCCCGCGCACTTCGATGCCGTCGGCGGCTTCCTCGAGGATCTCGAGCGCTACGAAAATATTTTTGTCGACAGCTTGACGGCGATTTCCAGGCTTTCGTTCCGCTGGTCGGAACAACAACCCGAGGCTTTCTCCGAACGCACCGGCCGCAAGGATACCCGCGGCGCTTACGGGCTTCACGGCCGCGAGATGGTGCTGTGGCTGAATCAGCTGCAACACGCGCGGGCGAAGAACGTCATCTTCGTCGGCATTCTCGAACGCGTCGTCGATGAGCTTAAGCACGCCGAATGGCAGCTGCAGGCCGAAGGGTCGAAAACGTCTCGCGAGATTCCGGGAATCGTCGACCAGATTCTGACGTTCCAGTTCCTGGATTTTGGCGACGGCAAGCCGCCAATCCGCGGCTTTGTCTGCAGCAACCCGAATCCCTGGGGCTATCCCGCGAAAGATCGCAGCGGCCGTCTTGAACAGATTGAAGAGCCTGACCTGGGAAATCTACTACGCAAACTAACGGAGAAAAAATACCATGACTGAAGCGAAAACGAAGACCGAATTCGATTTTAACGACGCTGGACCGCAGAAAAATTTTGACGTCATTCCTGCTAACACCACCGTCAGCCTGCAAATGACTATTCGTCCCGGCGGCGCCGGTGACGGCGGCTGGCTGAAACGCTCGGCGGATGGCGGTTCCGAAGGGCTCGATTGCGAATTCGTCGTGACGGATGGCCCGTTTGCGAAACGCAAACTTTGGCAGCTGTTTACGCTGCACGGTACGACGCCCGGGCACGCTGAAGCCGGGGAAATTTCCCGCAATACTCTGCGCGCCATCCTGGAAAGCGCGCGCGGGATCAAACCCGATGACAAGAGCGAAGCCGCCGCCGTAGCCCGCAAGGTTGCGAGCTGGGGCGAGTTCGATCAGATCCGCTTTATCGCCCGCCTGGGAGTGCGCCCGCCAAAGGACGGCTACGCGGCGAAGAACACAATTCTCGAAATTATCACGCCGGAACGCAAAGCCTGGACCAAACCGGAACAGATTGCCAAGCCGGCTGCATCGGCAGCGGCGCCTGCGGCGCCTCCGGCGAATGCAATCACGCGTCCGCAATGGGGACAGCAATGACCAATGAGTGCACCGAGCTCGCGCGGCAGGCCTGGAAAGAGGCGATGGGCGACGCCCAAACCGCGGTTTGGCTACTACGCAATTCAACCAACCTCAGCCTGCGCGAGGCATTCGAGCTGATTCAAAAAACAGCGGCCGAGGTCGGCGGCCGCTGCAATCTGCGCATCATCAACGCCGCCGAGTTGCTGGCGGTCGCGCACAAAGAAGAACGGAGAGATCGCGATGAATGACATCGCAAAGGTTGAGGACGAATGGCAGGCACGGGCAACCGCGGTTGCCATCGCTGCAGCGCGCAAGATCGTGCTCGGCGATCCCAGCCTAAAAGTAGCGCATGTCGGGCGCCTGAATGACACAGAGTGGGGTTGGATCATTACCGCGGCCATCTTCGCTTGGATCCAAACCCGTTGCGAACAGGCAATCGCCGAAGGACTCGAGCAGGAACAGGCGGTGCGCACAACCGGGCTCACGCCCGATCCCTGTGACGGGGCGGCGGTGCGCGCGATCCTGCCGGGGCTCGCTGATAGAGCCGGGATTGATTGGACGCTCCCGCTCAATGCGTGGTCGAAGGACGACATGGTCAGCTTCCTGTTGCTGGCACAGCAGCTGATCAGCAAGGCCGAAGTCGCACGCGACCAAGGGCTGAGCGAGATCTTGCGCAAATCAAATCCGGACTGGGATCGGGAGGGAGACCCGATCCCTTTCTGAGCCGACAAATGAGGTTCGTGCTCACGCTGCAGCCGTTTTCCGGCGTGGATCCGATCCGCGCGCTGCGTTGGGTGCTGAAAGGACTGCTGCGTCAACACGGCATGCGCTGCGCCATGTTGCGTGAAGAAGAGGTCGAAAAATGAATCTTGATTTCAACCGCGCGAACCTATCGGAAAAGCCGATCAGCAAACTCGTCAATGAGCTGATCGAAGGCGCCGAACCGCGGGGCGCGAAATATCGCTTGTATCTGGGCGCTAGTTCGATTGGCGCCGAATGCCTGCGCAAGGTTCAATACGATTGGATGTGCGATCCGCAATTTCCGGCGCGGGTGAAGGACATTTTTCAGCGCGGACATTTTTTTGAAGAGCTCACACGACAGCATCTAATTGCCGCCGGATTCAAGTTCGCGCCACCGGAGCGACTGAAGTTCAAGGCCGCCGATGGGCTGTTTCGCGGCCATGCCGACGGAATTCTGCTCGAGGGCCCAACACTGCCCGGGCTGCTGTTTCCCTGCCTGTGGGAACACAAGTGCGTAAAAGATAAAGGGTGGAAGATGATCGAGCGTGACGGCCTGAAGGGGCTCTATGCGGTCTATGCGGCACAGGTCGCCATCTATCAAGCCTACCTCGACGTGACCAATCCGGCGCTGTTCAGCGTGGTCAGCGCCGACACCTGTGAGCGTTTGCATTTCCTGGTGCCGTTCGATGCGCAGCTGGCACAAGCAACCAGCGACCGCGCCGTCGCCGTGATCGAAGCGACCCGCGCTGGCGAATTGTTGCCGCGCGTCACAGAGGATCCGAAGGATTGGCGCTGCAAAATTTGCACATGGCGGGAAAGGTGCTGGGCATGATTGATCTACCCGACATAGTCGCCGGCACCATCGTGGCGGATCCGCCGCGTGCATTTACGACTTGGTCGCGTAAGGGCGAGGGGCGCTCGCCGATATGCCTGCTTGGGTGTTGGCGATGAGCTGGGGAAATTCGCGCGGGAGGCATCATGAGCACATTGAATGAGCCTGTCGCCAAGCGCATCGCCAAACTATTCCGGTTGCTCGCTTCGGATTTCGACGGCGAAGTGCTCGCCGCTGCGCGGCGGATGAAAACACAGCTCGAAGCCGAAGGGCTGAGCTTCAACGACATTGCCGTCGTGATCGAAAACCACAACGGCGAGATCGAGGAGCAAAAATATTCCGACAGCGACGCCGAAGCGATTTTTGCCCGCGGCATGGCAAAGGGTCGCGCGGAAGAGGCGCAGCGCCGCGAGCTGCCGCCGGAATTCTATGACGCCGACCTGCAGCCACGCTGGAACGAGATCGCACTGTTTTGCCGCAAGCATGTGGCGCAGCTGCGCAGTGACTGGGAACGCGAGTTCGTCACCGACATGGCCGGCAAAACGCTGTGGCGACAGCCGAGCGAAAAACAAGCCAAACATCTACTTGGAATCTTCATTCGACTGGGTGGAGTCTATGAGCCCAACAGCAACTAAACCTCACACTTACGTCGCCGACATCACACAGCTGCCAAAAGCGTTGCAGCACATCACCCGGCAAAAGCGCTGGGTCGTTTGGCGCTGGGAACTGCGCAAGCGCAAGCACGGGGCCATGGCGTGGACCAAGCCGCCGTACCAGTGCAGCAATCCGAAGACGCCGGCGAAATCCAATGATCCAGGCACCTGGGGAACCTATGCCGAGGCGGTGGCCGCGGTTGCAGCTGGGCTCGCTGATGGCATCGGCTTCATGTTGAAGGATTCCGAGATCGCCGCAGCGGTTCTCGATCATGTGCGCGATGCACAGACCGGCGAAATTGTCCGCTGGGCTAAGCGCCTCTGTGTCGAAGCCGATCAGCTCGGGCTCTATCGCGAAGTGACTGTGTCAGGCTCAGGCTTGCGATTTATTGGGCTGTCGCACGGCAGCGAGCTGCATCGCAAATTTACGTTTCACCGCAAAAGCGGCGCGGGCATTGAGCTCTATCGCAACACGGCACGCTACATCACCATTAGCGGATTGCAGGAAGGAGTCTGCGACGAGCTCAGTTCGATCGACGATTATCTTGACACGCTGGTCGCGCGGTTTGACGGACAGCCGACAGCGACTCAGCCCTTCGATTTCGATTTCAACAATGCCGGACCGCAGGCGAACTATTTCCGCGACATCATCGAGAACGGCGCGCCGGAGGGTGAGCGGTCAGAAAAATTTCAGGAGATGGTCTGGTATTTAGCCAGTATGGGCTGGACCATCGAGCAGATTGTTGACGAGCTCAGCAAATATCCCAATGGCATCGGCGCCAAATATGCCGCCCGCCTGCTAGCCGAAGTCACTCGTTCGTTTGGGAAATGGCAGCGCCGCCGCCGCGCCAGTGCACAGGGTGCCGGTCCCGCAGCGGCGATGAATACGCCGTGGCCGCAAATCAAGATCATTCCTGGCGAGCTGCCGCGCATCGTCAATGAAGCTGAAGATGCGTTGCTCTTGCTCGGTCG